GACCTCGATCCAGAAGCGCACGATGTCCATGGCCAAAGTCCGACTGACCCAAAATTCATGAACTCAATACAAGACGCGGTTTACAATACCGTAAACGGGTCGTTAAAAGACGAACCGTTCATAGAAAAACACTGCAACCCAATTTCGGGTTGGGGATTGGCTCAGTGTTTGAGGGATTTGGAGTCATTGGGATACGCCAAATGCGATTGGAAGTACGATTTTCACACGGTCCATCCGGAGGCTTTGCACTACTTCTACCGCTTCAATCCTGATTACGCGGATCATTTGACGCTAGTTCTTGAAGCCAAAAAACGACTCACCCAAAATTCATGAGCACCAAACTACACGAAGCGGTTCACCGCACGGCCAACAAGTTGCTGGATATCCCTACGTACAAACCCCTCACTGACGACCCCTCGCCTCTGGAGGCGCGGCTTCTCGCCGTGCTGGAACCACTGGGTTACGCGGAGTTGGACTTCGCCAGCATCAGCTACAAAGTTCACCCGTTGGCCTACCGATACTTCAAACGCTACGGCGAGCAATACGTCCAGCTACTTGAGGCCACGCAACGTCTAACTCAGTAAATTACAGCCCCCGAACCCGCCGCCAACCGTCTTTCCAGATGAGTGGGGCCAATCGCTTCGAGAGTCCCCGGATCTGCATCTCGTTGAACCGGGGGAGCAGAATGTGGAGCGACTCGTGGATGAGCGTGTCCAGACGCTCCTCCTCCGACTGGCGAGGGTCTATCTCAACCAACGCATCGTCTTGCCAGGAAAGTCCGTCGGCCTTCTCACGCCCCAAATTTCTTTCCCGCACTTTGATCAGCCGGGGCAACTTCTTGGAGATCATAAGTTGGGGGCCAAGTACGCCCCAATGTCCAGGAGTCCCGCATGTCGTTCCCGATGGCAGCGGCAGCAAAGCAGCAAGCATTTCTCCGCTTCTTTTTCGGCTTCTTTTCGGGCGCGCAACGAGCTGACTTCTTGGACTTTTTGTTTGGGAAAAAGATGGTCGAACTCCAGGGCTTCGGCACACTTGTCGTAACCGCATACCGCGCACTGCGCCCCGAAAGTCGCTTTCAATTGCGCGGTCATTTTTCGTCTCCGACTACTGTTTCTCAGGAGCGATTTGGGGGCAGCATCGGCCTTGCAGCAAGCGTAGTAAACCGCATACGCAGAGCACGGTATCGCTTTGGCTATGGCTCGGTAAGTCCAGCCTTCCCGTCTTTTCGCTAAAATTTTCTCTTGCAGGGGGGTCATGCGCAACGTAGTAAGTATGCGGTATATTACGAACAGTCAATAATGTATCGACCGTTAAATACCTTAACCCCCCTTCAAACACCCCTTTGCTCTCTGCGACCCTCGACCCGTTTATTGGGCCAACATTGGCCCACGGGATCTCGGGCGCTAACACAGAGCAACTTAGGAAAACAAGCACCATGTCGACTACGCACCCCACCCTGTCCGATCTGATCGGACTGTTAGACCCCGCAACCCTCGAACTGCTGACCGCCAGACTACACCAAGTCGCCGCCGTCCAGGAGGAGGCCCCGGAACAACTGCTGTTCTCGTTTATCGAGGATAGCCTTGCGGTCTACGAAGAGGACGAAGAGGACCCCGAAAAAGTCGCGGCGTTCGCCGCATTCATCGAGTCCTTGAACAAAGCTGCATCTAAATAGCTTCAAAGAGGGATGGGGCCACGGGGCCTCATCCCTCGCCCAACAACCACAACCTAAAAAACACCTACCATGAGTGACCTATTCAACAACGCCGCCCTCAAGCGGCACCTTCTTAATCGCATCGTTATCGTAAACCCCGGAGCCGGAGCCAAGTTTACCCGCGTTTCCGGCCAAGCCTTCGAGGACTTGGACATCCGCTTCAGGCGGGTCATCGACGACTACCTGCGGGCCCAGCGTCTCGGCAAGACAATCACCACCCCCTAAAACAAATGTTGACTTGCATCATATACCACGCTTATTGTGCGCCCCTGCTTGGCCATGACTTCTAAGCCCTACAAATTGTCCTTACACGCGTTGTTCGCCGAACACGGGGTTGACCACGACGAACTGCTGCTCCTCGTGGACCGCTTTATCGAAGGCGACTGTGGCGACCTGACCGGCGAAGACCAGATCCTCGGCTTCATGGATCGCAGCTTGCGGGGCAGCGCCCGCTACGCGGTTTACGACACCAAAAACTGCGGGCGCGTTCACATCATGGCGAAAGATCCCGAGATAATGGTCGTTCCCGATTTGGTCTACGCCACGGAGTACGAATCCTGCGGGCTCGAGTTAAACCTTTGCGACTGTCCGTTATGCTCAAATTCTCCTGAAACTCAACTCACCCCTACTACCCACTATGGCAACTCGTAACTACAAGCGCGAATACGCGCTTTACCAAAGCTCACCCAAGGCAATCGCCCAACGCTCGGCCCGCAACAAAGCGCGCAGAGCGATGGAGAAGGTCGTTGGGAAAGCCGCCTTGCGCGGCAAAGACGTCGATCACAAACGCCCCGTTTCCAAAGGCGGCACCAATGCTATCGGGAATCTCCGCATCCGGTCCGTCAGCTCCAATCGCGGGGACAAGTCTATGATGAGAAAGAAACTATGCTAAATCCCGATACAACCGCCGAATCCCTTTCCGACACGCCTCCGTTCCAAATCGTATACGAAGATGACACGCTTAAACTGGACCAACAGGTGCAGTTTACTTGCGTCGGGAGAATCCTTAAGGCTGAAGAGGACGGACGCTTGATCGGCCAACAATGTCCCGTCTTTGACTGTCACACTTTTCCGGCGCACGAAAACGGCGTCGAACACGCAGAAGCGTTGACCCGCCAGCTCAATCACTTGTCTGAGCTACTGGGAGTGCTGGGCTTCCAAGTCTCTTACCAAGAAGACCGGCAAGCCAGCGACTCGACCTTGCCCCCTACCGGACATTTTCAAGTTGGCGTCTACGCTCTGTCTCCCCCCAACGAAGAACCAGAATAGCGTATGGGGATCACAAACGGGCATGAAATATTCATGGAGTCGGGGGACTCCTGGCGTCGTGCTGTCAGTTTGCCCCTTCGCGGAGCGGTCGGATTGGGGTCCGGCCGCTCCATTACTTTATTAGACCTACGCACATGAGCGGGCTCGGCATGTTTATGGTCGGTGTCGCGGTGGGCCTCCTGTTCGGGGGCCTGTCTACCTACGGAGCTATCTTCGCTTGGGCCATTCGTTATGGCAAAGACTCCGGAGAAGATGATGAAGAATAGCCCTTACATCGTGGGGGACATCGGTTTTGGTCCGGCTTGGTCGAACGGCGACTTCATAACTATGGGCGACGCTCTTAAGCTCGACATCAAAGACTTGATGGCGCAGCGCACCCAACTCCGCGAAGCGCTCCAAACCGTCATGGACTGGAACCCGAAGCCCGAATACTGGGAGCGCCGCGAAACTGTGCTCCAGTTTGAGGCGGACATGGCGAAGGCGCGACAAGTGCTGGAGGAGACGAAATGACCTCATCCCCCCCGTATCCGGAATGGATATGCCAGACCTGTGGGGACGAACATGGTAGGGGTATGCCCGAGGGGCTTATCTCTACTTGGCACCAAGGACAATGCGACGTCTGCTTTAAGCAAACTGCGGTGACTGAACCGCGTGATTTTCGCCACTTGAAACAGTGGCCCATCGAACAACAACCCTAATACATACCTATGAAAACAACCATCCTGGCCCTAGCCATGCTGTTACCCTGCATCCCTGCAACCCTGCACTCCGGAGAACCGGTTCCGGTTATCCCCGCTGGCCGTGGCGTTTACTACGCCCCGATTTACGCGGTGACCGACGCCCAGGGAGTCCGGCGCACCGGAGTAGTTTATGGTGACGACAAGTACTCCATAACCATCCCTAGCGACGGGAGTCCTCGCACCATCCGCTTTGGGAACCTCATCATCCCGCTGGACTAACGTCCACGGTGTGACACGTCTCCGGGCCCCAGTCGTTCTGGCGGCAGGTAGAATCCTGCAACCAGACGACAGGGTCTTCGGGTACCTCCATTCGGTTGGCCCTTAGATAGCCCCCGACCTTCTCCCATAACTGCGGAAAATTTTCCGCCTTGAACGCCGTTCCGTGAAGTGGACATTTCCATCTCCAACCTCCCGGCGGCACGACTCCTAAACTATTCAGCATATATTTCATCATGAGTGTCTATTTCAGTAAAAAGTCTTCAGCAAAGTACGCACCGCTCGACGTGCCCAAAAATCCGTCGCGCTTGGTGTCGGGGACCTTTGCCTCCGGTTTCTCCGTAATCATTGCTCCTTTTGTTGCCGTAGCATTTGCTCTTTCCCTGCTTTTACTCTGGACCCTTGCCGTGCCGCTGGCGGTTATGGGCTTGGGGTACGCCTACTCGGCACGTTTTCGGAGTCCTAAAGTTTCTCTCTAGATTTTTAGTTTGCCCTCGCGGATCTCCTGTTGCAATTGGGCCACCGCATAGTCTCTAGCCGCACTATTGATGTCGCCGTCAAGGTGATCTTGGGTTGCCTCTTGATTTTGCCGTGCTGACGCTTGCAGACTGGCGATATACTCGGGGGTCAGTATCCGCTTCAAAGCCTGACCACGAAGTTCGACGAACCGGCGCATAGCCTTGGGGTATTTGCCCAGTTTCGTGACGATGATCTGTCCCTCCTCGGGGTCCAGCAGTTCAAAAGAAGTCGCGGGGCTGGGGTTCGGGAGCATCAATCCGGCCTTGACCAGAGGGGTAATGATCGGATGCGGCTTCGCTTTGTTAAGCTCGGCAAACCGCCACGTTGTGGCCGAATACCAAGGCTGCTGAATGGGCTCTCCCAACGTGTTGAGCGCAGCCGTGCTGTAGCCGATTGAAAACGGGATCATCGAGGCGACCCATCCCGCAGTCGTGCTTTGGTCCAAGCGATCAACCATGCCCTCCGAGTCCGTGTAGAACGTGTTGCGCATCCAGCGGGCCATGGACGGGTTGGTAAACCCGCCGACCGTACCGCTGATCAAACGCTTGGCGCTGAAAACCTGCTGCCCTGGCTGTCCGCCCCGTAGCATCTGCATGAAATTGTTCACGCCTTGGAGCAATTGCTTGTCCATGACGGTAGTCGCCGCCGCCAGCGCGGCGTTCATGACCACTTCTGAGTCAGACTGCTCGTCTTTCTTGTACCGCGCGGCGTCGATCATGGTGCCGACCCCGCCAAGGGTTGGCCCCAAGATCGGGAAGTCTATGTAGCGGTACCAAGTATCCCCGATTTTGACCGAGTTGGGTTTCCAACCGCCGGAGTCAACAAGTTGCTGACGATCGTAAGGATTTTTCGGCCCTGCTCCGGTTACTGTGAAGTACGGGATCTCCCCATTTTGCTCGGACTCGTAGCCCTTGTAGGCCAAATACCCGAGCGCCATGATCGCTACCGTGCCAACATTGGCACGAGCGATCTGGGCCATTTGTTCCGGGGAACCCTCAGTGTAGCGCCTCGGCCTATACTTGTTGTCCGCCTCGATCGTCCTCTGGCCTACGCTCCAGTTTTTGGCGCGGAGCAAACCGTACGGAGTGTAGTCCAAAGTCTGATTCACGATGTTGGCCAACGTATTCATGAAGGAGAGGATAAACCGCCCAGCCTTTATGTTTTCGTTGATCTGAGCTGACAGGTTAACAAAGAATTTGCCCATCATTCCCTTGGCCGTTTCGTTGTAGGTGAAACGCTCCGCGGCCCCTCTTCCGGCTTCCGTGACCCCAGGCATCAGTTCCTCCCGTTTCTGGGTTAGGATTTCAAGGGTGCGGCGGGTGATCCATCGCTGCTGCTCGCGACCGCTTTTGTCAGACATGTACGTTTTAACGTCCGCTTCTGCTTGGCGGCGAGCGTCGGTAGTAGTCACGATGTCGGGGTCAAAAAGTTTGTGCATCAGGTCCGTGACTTCGGAAGCGCGGTGCCCCTTGGTCTCGGAAAGGAAGTAGCGGGTGATCAGACGTTGCTTTGCTTCGTCTGCCAAAGACATGTTGATGGCGTCCACCGCCGTCATCGTTCGTCCGACCCAACGTAGATTTTTTGCGTATCCCGCGATCATCTTGACCGCAATGTTGGTGCCTGTGGTGTCCACATTTTCCAGATGCGGCATCTCTTCCCTCATCGCATTCCGGTACTTAGTGCCCCGCCCGAGCATGGCTGCATACGCTTCCGCCGTAGCGGCCGAAGCGCGACCGGTTGCTTTGTTGCCTGAAAGCGCGGATAAGAACCCGCTGAAAACATCTCCCACGTATCGAGGATCTCCGGTTTTCAGCGCGTAGCCGAAAGACTCCATCAAGCTCTCGGTCCAGATGCTGGCGTGGGAGGCCAATAAGTTGACAAAGCCGGTGGGCGGACCACTCAATACGCCGGACTGCCACGCGGAAGTGACCATGTCCATGACGTGACTGCGCGCCGCCTTGGAATCTTCGCCAAAGAAAAGAGGGGTCTTGAGCACGTTGTTGTACAGTTTAGTACGCACTTTTTGCAGAACCTCAACCGAAGCGGCGTTGCGCATATCGCCCTCGGGCATCGCGGCGACTTTGTCCAAATCCTTACGGATTCCAGCGATGAAGGCCTTGTCGTAGCCACTCAAACCCAGAGATTCGAGAAGGGTAGCGTTGATTTCATCCTCGCTGTACTTCCCGATCTTGATGAACTCGTTCAACTTATTGAGGAACTTGTCTCCTGCCGGAATAGTGGACTCGCCGTTGTAAGTGTCGCGCACGATGGTCGGCAACTCTCTCTTGGACACTGAGTTGCCCGCCGTTGCGTAAAGTCGATAGATACGCTCGGCCATGGCCCGAGTCTGGACGGGGTTCCCGCCCGGCATCAGGGATGCCAAGGAGTTTAGCAAGTCTTTGAAGGTCGTGCTCGTGTGGGCCAGCGTGTCCTGCAACATCTTGAGGTCCTCGGCGCGGGTGATACCGACCCTTTCTAGCTCTATGCTCATGGCCGACATGGTGATATCGGCCGCTTTGGCCTTGATGTCCCGAATCCCGGACATCATGCGCTGGAGATCAATTTTGCCTTCGGCCATCTGCTCCAAGGTCCGGCCGTTCAAAGTCTCGATGACGTCGTCGATACTAAGCCCCACAGCATTCTTTAAATGTTGACCGTGGCCCATTACTTGCCCGGCGGCACTTTTCATTCCTACCAACAATTGGTTGGCCTTGATTTCGCGGTCTTCGGCCTCTTGCCGGGCGCGGATCTCGCTGGCCGTGGGGTTGCTCTTTTTGGCCAAAATGGCCTTTGCTGTTTGCGCTTCGTCGCGAAAAAGAGCCGCTGCTTGCAGTTTTTCGGGGCCGAGCAGAGGCGCAGTGCCATCCATCAGAGCTTCAAATGTGCCCCCATTTGACTTATACTCCATGGCTTTAAGCCGAGCTTGAGGAACCTCTTGTGACTTAAAGGAGACCTTGTCGTCGGGGGCCAGCCGTTGATTCTCTTCAGCCGTGCTAACTTTGGACGTAAAGCGGGGAGAGCTTTCGTCTATGGGGGACAAGTCTAGGGCTCTCCCGGTATCAGTCTCTCCCGGCAATCGGCCCGCCTCGGGGTCAACCGTCAACGCCATGATTTTGTCGAACGACTTGCGGTAAACCGAGCGGTCTACCCCGAAGAGTCGAGCAACGAGGTCTTTGAAAGTCTCCCAGGCCTGGCGCATTTTCCCTGTGACGGTGTCCCGCGTCCGGAGAGTCTTCATGTAGTCTCGGAACTCGGGATTCGACATCATCGCGGCGGTCCACTCGTCCACGTTGCTGTAGCGATATGCAGTCCGGTCGCTGGTGGAAGAGAGTCTGACATCCCCCCGCCCCTGCATGCTGCGCACCGCATCGAGTTGCTCTTGGGTAAACTTCCCGTCCCGAATCGCGGCCTCGGTAGTCTGCTTAAAGAAGTTGTTGAGATCGCCAACCAGCTTCTTCTGTCGGACGTTAAGCGAAGCGGCGTTGCGCGGGTTCAGGAAGTATCCAAGCAAAGCGTGTCCGACTTCGTGCAAACTCGTTTCCACATTTCGGTCAGAAGACGAGGTCTCGAAATTGACGGCCACTTCGCCCGTGCCGCGATCATATCTGCCGTAAGCTCCTTCGAGATAGTCATAAACGCGTAGCGGTATATTATCCAAGTTAGCCTCATTAACGAGCTTACGCACCAGAGCCGAGTCCTCGCTGCTGATACTCTTGGAATCCAACAACTGCTTGAGGTAAGTTCGTGCGGTAAATTCCTCTAGCACTTGTGGGGGAGCGTCGCGGCCGACTGACAAGCCTTCACCCGTGGGCGACAACAAGACTCCGCCGTCGGCATTGCGATGCTCGCCTCGAAGAATTTGTTCCAGCGTATAGTTTTCAGCGATGGAAAGACCTTGTTTGCGGAGAGAAACCCGCGTCATTCCGTCGAGCAGTGGGTTTCTTGGGGCGTTCTCTCGCTTAAGGAGAGCTTTGTTTATACGCGCAACGTCCGGTTCCAGAGACTTCAGCTCTCGTTTGGATAATACGCCCCGCTCGCTCAACTTTTTCAGCAAAGCCACCTTGTCGGCTACGCGGGTTTCGGGGTCACGAATTGCCCCGTACGCCGCTCGTTTGTCTTCAGGAGAAAGGGACTCGGCGACGTCTTCTCCGTCTTCTGCGGCCAGTTTGTCAATCAGTGAGACAGGTTCTTTGTCGTCCCCCGGCCCTGGAGCGGTATCCTCAACAACTTTTAATCCTTCCGCCTCACCTTTCGTCTTAACTAATTTTACGCCTTTGATTGCGTTCCTCAGAGTATTTTCAACATACCCTTCGTAGTCCGCGTTGCTCATGGACCACGGATTCTTTTGAAACAGTGCTTCGGCTTTTTGCTCCTCAAGACTTTTTAACTCTTTCTTTTGGCTCTGGCTGAGTTTCTTTTTGGTGTTGCGCAGGGCCGCAATCTTTTTGTCCAGAGCTTCAATTTTAGCGAGGTTCTCTTTAGTTTTGCGTGCGGGAAGTTTTGCTTCGTCCACACGTTTCCCCAGTTGCTCTCGCAGTTTGCCGAATACGATGTTCTTTAAAGTTTCAAAGGACTTGTAGTACCCCGCAAAACTGCCGAACGGCGCTTTTTGGGTAAACTTTACCCCTGCGCGGGCGGTAGACGAGACGCCTGACGGCAGGTCTCGGCGATCAACAAGGCCGGGAACCAACGCGCCCTCGTCAAACTTCTTGCGCAGAGCCTTTACGTAATTTTGGAAAACAACGTCATCGGACTGATCTCCAGAACTGCCCAACTCAATGAGCTGCATCCGGGGCAGACCGAGGGCCTCATCTAAAAAGGAACTGGCGCGGGTCAGTAAGTCCGCGTATTTCGCTTCTTTGTCTGGGGGGATCTTGGCGTCCGCAGCTTGCTGCGTAGCCAAGTCCTTTTCGTACTGCGACTCGCTGGTCGCCCTGCTCTGCGCCTCTACGTATTCGGGCGGAGGCGGGCCTAAATCTATTCCGGATTCTCGGGCGAGTCCCCAAAGCTCGCGGGCAACGCGAACCCGATCGGGCCCTCCGGTGGGATCTCCATCTCCTCCACTTCGATATTGTCCCAGGGATTCCCGGAGGAAGGCGGTTGCTTGTTCTCTGTCGGCTCCGACGAATTCGGCGTCGCCTCGATAGGATTTGATTTTTCCATAATTGTTTTCGTATGAAAACCGCTTCAGTGCGGTTCGGACTGTTGAAATCTGCGAAGGATTTTTTACCAATACGTAGACCTGAACGCCATTAGTTTCTGGGTTCCGGATCAAGGTCGCCCCCTTTATGCCCGCTTCGCGCAGCCTGAGGTTGATGTAGCCAAATTTTGGGTTATCGGTGGTAATCTCTAAAAGTACTGCTGGCCCTCCGGAGCGCTGTCTAAAAATTTCCGTCGGGCTGTTGGATTTTAGGGCCTTTAACGTCTCTATCGTCCTCATCCAGTTCATCGACGATGCGCCGCTGTAACGCGACAAAGTCTGCGGGGCAAATCCATCCGGTAGGTTTACCAACGCGTCGGAGAGTGAGATGCGGGTGTTGGCGCGGGCCATGGCAGAATCGGCCACTCCCGCCCCGAGCAACTCATGAACGCGGTCGAAGTAGTCTTTTACTTGGACGCGGTCGAAATCCTTTAGAGAGCTTTCCGCTTCTTCTGAAGTCGAAAAACGGCGCTGCTTGTAGGGCGTCAGGGCAAGGCCGATCGGCACGTTGGAAATCGGTTGAACCTCTACACCTGGAAATTGCCGGTCTCCTTGCATCGGGAACACCTCTAAACTTGTGTCCACCTCTTCGGAGGTCGGAGGCCGATCATCGAGCGGCGTCGGTTCTCCTTCCAACACCGCAGGTCTCTCAACTTCTGGGGCAATAACTTCTGGTGCGGGAGCTTCCGGTGCGACTTCAGGTGCGACCAGAGGAACTTCTGGTGCGGGAGCTTCCGGTGCGACTTCCGGTGCGGGTGGGACAACTTCCGGTGCGACGGCTCTGGGGGCAACAATTGGAGCCGCCGCTTCTGGTGCAGCCGTTCTCCGATTAATAGACCAATACGCTTCCGCCCCAATTTGTCCTCCAGACGCTGGGCGAATGGTTTCTCCGTACCCATTCGCTCGGGCCCACGTTACAAATTCTTCTTTGGTCTTGGCCTGCTCAACCCCCGCCAACAACAATTCGTCAGGAACTCGGGTTGGGTCGCCAGAACGAACGGGACGCGCTGCGGGCGCCGCGGTTTCTGAAGCCGCCAGGGTGGCTTTGGGTGCGGGAGCTTTGGGCGCGGGAGCTTCGACGTCAGTTCCCTCTTTGATGGCCCGCCATTCGACGGCCATCTGATTGAAGTCTTCGGGGTTAGCTGCGGCCCACTCGCTAAGGTTGGTGAACGGCTGGTCTTTCTCGCGAGCGATCTCTTTCGAGCGGCCCAGCATCCAGTTGCGCTGGTCCAAGTTGTCGTTCTTGGCGGCTGGCTGTGCCTGCGAGACATTCTCCTTTCTCCACCTATTAACTTCTTGTTGAGTTACGTTGTTCTGCGCGTTGGGTTTAACCTGTGAAATGTCTACGCCAAACTTGTCGGCAAGAGCTTGGGCGGCGGCGGTTATTTTAGGCCCCGCGGGTGCCGGTGCCGGTGCTACCTCAATCGCGGGATCAATGGGCGGGGTCGCCGGTTTCCTGGCAATTTGTTGGGACTGTTGCCGAAGAGCCGCTGCGGTTTGTGGCAAGATGCCCGTGGCCTCCGCGACTGCGGCGGCTTTCTCGGTGGCTTCGACGGAGCGGACTTTGCCTTGAACAGCGTCGTCAATCGTTTGTTGCTCTTCGGCCGTGGGCGGGGTGTCGGCAGGAAGATCTTCGGGGGCCACCGGAACCTCAGGATCTTGTAGCAGAGAAGGTGTCCGACTTTTTTGCCCGTTGAGAAATACGCCGCCTGGCCCGACCCACGGTCTAATTGCCGTGCCCGCCAATCCCATAGCAGTAGCTGTGAGCGGATCTTGGCCCTGCGCTATTTCCATTCCGGCCTGGGTTCCAAAGCCCGCCGCCGAACCGATCACGTTTCCAAAGTCGTTCATGGACTGACGCGTGCTCACGGCCTTCGGGGTCATCTGTCCTGTAACGGAATCCACTTCCTCGGCCGCTTGGGATAGGGCAGTCCGTGCGTCTTTGTTGACCATAGACTTGGCAACTTGAGTGAGGCCCGCCCGGCCTTCTGCCGTTCCTAAACCCCTCAAAGTGCCTTTTACCATTGAGATGCTTGGCTTTCCTGCCGCAAGAAGAGAGCCCACCGAAGAAGAAATAGGGCGGGCTTCGTAGTCCTCCTGAGCCGATTTGGTGCCCATAATCGACTCGGGGGCCACCTTGTCGGCTACGGCGTCTTGAGCAGCGCGAGTGCCCATACCTGCCGCCATGCCGCCCGTGATAGCCGCGATGGGCCCCGCAACCATAGCAACTCTCGGCGATGACTTGGCCACAGCCAGCGATGCCGCCGCCGTGCCCGCCAAAGTGCCCGCCAGGCCGGGAGCAACACTTCGAGCGGCTTCCCGCGCAAACGCGCCGATCGAGCTGGGCTTCTCGTCCGGCTCCTCGTCCAAGAACGTAACCCGACTCTTGCCCGCAGGGCGATTTGTCGGATTTGCGTTTTGCTCTTCGTCTAGAAAGGTAACGGGCATGAGCCTAGTCAATTCGAGCGGGCCTACCGGCCACGGTTATCAAAGTTCCTGGGGGTAAATTAGCCGCGTCCGCCTCCTCTATACTGTTAAAACTTTGCGGCTCAGATGGGGTCGGGGTTGGGGCTGTTGCCGACTCCTGGCCGGAGTCTCCCATGTCCACACCCAAAGCTGCCGCCCTAGCGTTCAACGCATCTAGAACCGCGCGGCTTTGCGCAATTTCACGTTGGAGCGCAGCCCCCGCCGCAGGGTTAGCGGCGGCGTCTGGGCTGGTAGACCGCTCGACCAGACGCTTGAGATCTCTTTCCGCCTGCAAGATCAGTTTAACCGCGTCGGTCTCTTGGCGAGCTTGCGCGTTCTCTTGCTGGAGTTTAAGTGCCTCTTGGGCCCGCTGATCGTCAATCGCCCTGGCCTGAGCCGCCTGCTCGGCGTTCTCTGTTTGCAACGCCAAGGTCTCTCCCCGGTTCTCGTCCTGCAACGCCGCTCCGAGTTTTGACGCCGCGTCCCTTTCATAGGCCTCTTGAAACGGGTTGATGGTCGAACTCGGGCTACCACTGAGCGCCCGCGCGGCGATCTCCGCCGCACTTAGTTGCCTACCCGTCTGCGCTTGTTCTGAAAGAACGCCTCGGGCGATCCGAACGATCCGGTTGTCGCCACCCATTTCGGACAGTACTTGTTCGGGGGATTGCCCCGTGGTGCGGGCGCTCTCAGACACGGCCCCCAAAAGATCTTGAACTCTATCCCCAGTGCGGATCGGGTCATTACTTGCCCCTCGATTAGCGGCCCTCTCCAGTTCTCGCTTGGCGCGAACCCCGGCAAAGAAGTTTTCCGCGGCCTCGGGGGAAGTGCGCTCACGAAACTCTTTTTCTTTTGCCACGCGCTCTTCCTCTTCGCGGCGTCGGATGTTCTCCATCACTTGTTGCCGTGCCGCGTTTTGCGCGTCTTGGGCCTTGGTCCGCGGAACCCGGTCCATTTGTTCCATAGAACCTGTGGCGGTTCCTCGAAGAGTCCCGTCTGGCCCGTACAAAGTCCGCTGGAACTGCCCGTCCGGCAATCGCTGGGTGTTTTCGGGCAACGGACCCGACGTTGATTCGGGGCCCTCTGTTTGGGGAGCAACTGGCGTTTCTGGTGCCCCGCCCTTCATGGAAGGTGGGGTAAAGTAGTTGCCGACGGCTTTTGCTCCCTCGCCCACCATTTGGGCCGCTTTCCAGGTGGGATTGTACGTGTTTACGTAGGAGACCCCGTCACCAATGCCCCGCAGAATTTGGGACGCGACCCGCCCGGCGTCAGACAAAGCGGCGGGCGCCTGCGAAAAGAAATTTACGTCGGCCTTCGGCAACTCGTAGTCCCGATTGGCGGCTTCCGGATTGGCTGCATTGTAGTCAGTCAACCGATTGTACAACATCCTACCGCCCCCCAACAAAGCGGCCCCGCCCACCAAATAGGGGTTCCTGAGCTTAAGTGCATTTTTAGCGATAGCTGCAATAGATCCGTCATTTATCGCGCCCATCGCAGCGTCGCGTGCGGTGTTGAGATCGTAGCCGACATTTGAGGAATCATCTGCGCGGGGGATCAACTCGTTCGCCCCAGCCGCCGCAAGCGGAAGAATAGAGGGAGCGACGAAACGTCGAAACACACCGGGACCTTTCGCGGCTTCCGCTGCCTGCGACATCTTGGCGGTATTTGATTCTACAGCGTTGGCGGCAGGCGCGGCAGCGGGCGGGGCCGCTGGAACTTCCGGACCACCGGGCATGGTGAAACGGCGTTCCCTCGCCGAAGCGAATGCTTCTTTGGCCTGCGCGGCGGTCTGATCGGGAGCTTTGGTTCCCGTCACAAAGTTGTCCATAGCCGCCGCACCTTTAGCCACGGCGTCCGCTTTCGGAGCGGGCTTGACTGCGCCACCCGACATTTCTTGGGCCGAAGGTTTCGTCGGCTTTGGCTTTGCAGCCGCTTTAGCAGCTTTAGCCGCTTCCTCTTCGGGGGTGAGCTTCTTCTTGGCCATGGCGCAGTTCTTTTGTTACCCGCGTTTGACGTATTGCCCCGGACGATAAGTCGGGTTGGACTTCCGGAATTCTCGCGACTGTTTGCTGGTGAACGTCTGCTCCCCTGCCCGCATCCGCTCAAGATTGAGCTTATCGGTGACACTCTTGGGGTCGTAAGGGGTGCCGGTCTGTTTGCGGAAACGCGCCATCTCTTCATCGGAGGGCCCTTGGAACTCACCTTTGGGGGCCGCTGGCTTGGTGGCGGCGGGAGCCGCTTCTTTTTCCGCAAATAGGGACGGGTAATTCGCCTTAGTTTCCCGGCGGGCCACTTCGCCTCTCTCAATCCGCTGCGCGGGAGTTTCTTGCGCCCTCGCCGCTCTCGCTTCCGGGCTGTCTCCAGTCCGCATGTCCATACGTTTTTGGAACTCTGCTGCCTCGTCTCGCGGTGCAACTTCCGGCTCTCCGAACACCGAGTCATACAAAGCTGCGCCGCCCGCGGCACCGGCAATAGAGCCTCCTACTGAGCCAACTGCCGTTCCCACCCCCGGCGCGACCGCCGTTCCGGCAATACCGCCTCCGACTCTTCCGCCGAAACTACCCAATCCCGCCGCTACCCCACGACCAATTCGTCCCATAGTCGAAGCGTTGCTGTTTGGGTCCATGCCGTACGCGGCTGCTTGAATGGCGTCTCCGATGAACGGCACCGCTTTTCCTACTATGCCCGCAGCGCCCATGAGTCTAGAGCCGACGCCGCCTGCCGAAGCCATGGGAGCCGATCCCGTTGGGGCGACTACGCTGGGCCGAACGGCGTTCAGGTCTGGGGCTGCGGGGGCGGGCAGGGCTAACGCACTCGAACCTCGCGAAAATTGGCCGGGGGTGTAGCCCGTTAGGTTCGGGTTGACCATTTGCTCCATTCTCAAAACAGGAACTTGTCCGATAGGACCGCCCACCATTGATGTGGGGACTCTGCCAATGGGCCCACCGCTAGGAGCGGCCTGCGCGATCTGAGCCGCCGTCCTAAGTGGGGCGCCCGACGGCACTTGGGTTTTATTAGCGGCTTCTGCTGCAATTTCTGCGGCGGTCTTGAGGGGCCGTAGGTTGAGGGGTTGTTGTTCTGTGGCCATAATGTTGGTGGGCGGGGTTGTGGTTGCGGGTTAGTACCGGGCGGGTATCCGCATTGCTGCGGCGATCGGGTTCATTTGCAAAGTGACGATGGGGGCTCCCATGTCTTCTTTGAGTTCGGAGTTCAAAAGCTGGATGGCTTTCTGAAAATATGTCTCAGCGCGTTCGAGGTCGTTCTTGTCCTCGTACTGGAGAGCCATGAGGGTCATCTTAACCGCGCCCTCGTTGTCCGGGATAAGCGCGGCGTCGTCGTCCGGGCCGTTGACGAGCGGCACAAACCGACGTTTGCAGAGACAGTCGATCGTGTGGGTGTAGTCGGCAGAGGCCAGCTTGTAGCGCTTGTAGCTCGGCACCGTTTCCGTCGGCTCGTAAGACGCGATTTGGTTGACCTGTCCGGCTGCGGTCGGGTTTACCGCCAACAAGTTGACCGGACCCTCCGTGATGGGCTTGCGAATTGAAACCACCTTGGCGAACTGAGTGGTTAGCGTTACCCCCGCCTGGGTCAGAACGACCAAGATCCCGTTGTTGCCAGAGGAGTCGAAGATTTGGTTCCCGGCCGAGTCCAAACCGGAAATGTGGACAGTTTGTCCCACGTCGTTCAAATCCGTGATCTCGAAGCGGGGGAAAAAAGAAGTTGTGGGGTCCGACCAAGTGACAAATCCGTCCCCGGCATCCACGATCTTTTGCATACCCAAGCCCGCAGAGATGCCCCCGCTCCCCCCGGCGATATATTCCTGCCACCGGGGGTAGGTCAGACGGGGGTAGTGGTCGAAAGTGACCCCCAAAACAGCTTGAAACCGGCGCGGAAGAGTCAGGGTCCGCGGAATTGAGGGGGCCCACCAGTTAGCCGAGGCAGACGATTGGTTAAAGGACACCGAGGCCAGAAGGCCCTTCCACTTGCCGGAGTTGTAGATCCGCTCCAGGGCCGAGTTGATGCGGTCCGTGACGGCCCCGTCGTCGGGCGTGGGGCCGACGTAACGGAACAACTTTTGTCTAGCTTGGGATAGAGTTAGAGGCATCGGGTAGAGGTGGAAACACTGACATCACCAGCCTGTAGCCAAGCTATCGGGGACAATGTGGCGCAATGTGCGTTCCATTGTCAAGCCCTATTTGTGGTATGTGATACCCTCTACCACTTGCCGACAGGGCACTTTTGGCTACGCCAAGCGGTTTTCCATTTCATAAAGCACCCGCATTTTTTACAGCGTTTTGACGCCGCATGGAAAAACTCGCAACCTTCGCAGAGGGTATATCGCTGCCGTATCTCTTCGGCGTTGAGGGCCGGTTGCTTTTGAAGCATGGCTTTCATCTCCGACCCGACAGCAGAAATTGCACTGGTAGCCATAGACCCAATATCGGGAAACTGTTGCTCTACCCCCTCATCCAGTGCGGGCTCGCACAACTGCGGGCCCCAACGGTTTTTGGGGCAGGACGCGCATGGGCTCTCAAAAGCGATCTTGCAATCACAGCGGCATGTTTGTTTTCGCGAATTGACGATAGGGGGTGGAAGTTCCAGAAGCATGGTTTAGCAAGTTGTGGTGGGGTAACCGTTGGGTTTACACCCCTGACTGCCGGTGGCGTCAGGCCAGTTTGGCTCGTAGTTTTTCACGTAACTGTACTTGTATTCAAGTGTCACAGAGGTCATGGGAGCGGCGCTTAACTCATCCGAAGCCGCGCCGTAAATCTTATTCTCGCAGGCGGAGAAGAGTTCTTGGTTATCGGTAAAACAGGGGTCCCCGGTGCCGTTCCACTCATAAGGCGGAAGTTCGCTATATGTGGGTACCCCCGCAGTAGAAAAGCGCGAGGTACAATAAGAATTCGGATTAACACAGTCCACCGTAAGAGCCGGTGTTCGCGGGGGGTCACCAGCAAATCCCGTTTCGCAATCTTCGTACTTCCATGGCTGACTTTTTGCGCGGAAAAAAACTTTCAGATAACAACCTGGGGTGGGACCGTGCACTACTCGGTACTTTATTTTTTGCGTGCTGGTGACATCCGGTTTTCGCAAATTTACATAACTGTACGCTTCCTCTCCGTAACTTTGCCCTACAAGCAGTTCTGGCGTTGGCCACTCACCATCTTCCAACTGTTGGCAGCTTGGGGTAATGAACGCGGGGTACGCCGCAAACTCCGTTGGGGTACACTTGCTGATTAACAGAGGGTTTGTATAAGTTGTGGTTATGCTGCACAGGCTTGAGGGTGTGACGGTCGTTTCTGAAACCAGTTCAACATATTGATCGCCAATGCCGGGTGCATTTAGACAGTTGTCGGTAAATTCATCGTTCCCATCATAAGCCCCGTCCCATTGACACCCGCCGTTAACCTCTACAAAGTTTGAATTACATTGTTGGGTAGATGTTTCCCCACCACCAAGCGGCTGGCAGCTTATAAAAGAGTTACTAGATCCGTTGCAATCTATCTCTGTGGTGGTAGTGCAGTCGTCATTCGGATTTATCGGAGAAACGTAAGTGTCGGTTACCGTTGTTGTTGCTTCCGATTCTCCATTAATAGTTAAGTTTGAACAAGACGGTGACGGTCCGCCGCTTGGGCCGGTATACGTTCCAGTCTCTACCGTTGTGGTTACTTTGGTGCCCGAACAGGTTGTGTCCAGGGTGCAGTTTCCCTCTTCATCCATGTCGTATTGTCTTATCTTGGTACGCCCATGATTGCCTCCCCCACTTCTGTCTACTTCTGTTACCGTTAAATACTTTTGTGCTAAACATTTTTCAGCGGGAGTTAAATTTTCCCAATTGGGCGAGCATATTTGTGCTGCTACAATGCAGTCTCCCTCCTCGTTATAAATAGCTTCTGCGCTCGAGCATGGAAGTTCTCCACAATTTACATTCCTAGCGCATTCTTGAGATATGGAGATATACTCAATACTAGGCTCCGCCACAACTGGAGGGGCCTCACAGCAATTGCAGGCAGGGTTGATCGCCATTTATTTGGACTATCTGGTTATCGTAACGCCGAAAAAAGGGGGCTCGGCAGTAAACCAGTTGCGACACACAGTAACACTAAGCGATCCGCATCCGTAGTTGGCTATGGTTGGGAATCCATTCACATACGCATAACTGCCGAGCGTGTAGTAGAAAGATGTGTTTGTATCATTGGGCGTTGCTCCCCCGCCGTTTACAGCAACTGACTCGACAGCTCCTGTGGTCCCATTAATGGTTACCGCCGCCCAAACAGTCCCCGTGCCTCCGCTGGCTACGAGCTTCCCCAAAGTTGGGTCAAAGCCCGGAGGAAGATCGCCTGCTACTGTTCCCACCCCAACCCACACTTCGGCGACCGGGGGCGTGCCGACCGTTCTGGTGTAAAGCCCGAGCCCGACGCACAGGGCTGCTGTGGAGGATGCTGAGTCCGACTTTGCGAAACTAGTGGGCGCGTCGAAAAGAGGGCCGTCGATTATTTTGCCGGTCCCGAGATCTAGCGTTCCGACGTTGGGTATTTGTGCGGTGTTTACAGTTTCACCTCGCGAGTTAACCGCACGGACATGGGCCGCATTTTGAGTGGCCCAATCCCGCACAAATTGGTTGACCCTCCCGGTAATCTCCGCTTGCCGGAGACCCCTTTGCAGTTTTCTAGAATCACGGTTAGCCTTTGCCTTAGCCTTATCGTTCGCGCGGCGGGCTTCTGCCGAAGCGGTTTTGGCTTTTTCTTTAGCCGCCTGGTCTTCAAGGAGCGTTGTCCCGGACTGTTGCCAAGCCTTCATCGCGTCGAGTCCAGAGGAGTCCGCTTGAATAGGCTTATTCTGCGAAGCCGCCATCGCGTCGAGTCCAGAGGAGTCCGCTTGAATAGGCTTATTCTGCGAAGCCGCCATCGCGTCGAGTCCGGGCGTGTTTGACATGGTCGCGGGTTACGCTAATTCGGCGGCGTCGAAAACAGTCGCTTGAACGACGTACCATCCATACTTGAAGAACTCGACCCTACAGTCCGTCAAAAATTTACCGCTGGTCGGTAATTTCGTGGGGATCGTCGCCTGAAGAGTATCGACCACTTGGTTGTCTAGCTTCAAAGAGAGTTTTCGCTTCACTTCAAATGCCGGGAAAGTCCCTAAAGAAGTTGGTACGGCCGGATACTTCAGAACAAAGTCTTTTTCCAGAGAGATGCTTTCCTTCTCGTTAATAGCAAGGGACTGATGCAAACAAGGGGGGATATTAAGAATGACGGGGCTGTCGTCATTCTCCTCAGATATGGTGTCGTTTTGGGAGTAAGTCCCCCCAGCACCACTATCCCCGCCCACGAAATACCTCGAAACGGCGGCTTGGACTTTCTTGGTCAGAGTCTTGGACGTAGCAGTGATAACCGCCCCTTGCGGCTTAAACACGGGCCAATCCTTGCAGCCTAGTTTACTGAGGATTTTGTCCTTGGTCGGCTCCTTAAGAAAAAAGATCTGCTGTGTAGCAGACAGATTACTGCCCCACACGTCTTCATACTCCAAACTAAACTCGGGGGTCAGGGTGCCACTGACCGCGAGAGAGCCGGTGTCTCCCTGGGTGAGGCTGGTGAAACTGCCCACCATCGCGTTGATGTTGTTAAAATCCGAAAAGCTCTGCTTTTTGCCCCACTTGACGTCCAGCTTTTTCAGCACGCGGGGGAGGTCGAGCGAAATCCGGGTCGGGAAGGACACTTCAAACGCACCTAGCACCGTGCTTAACTGATTGGGATCGTAAGTCCTAATCAAATATTTGTCAGCGCTAAGGGGCTCCACCTCGGAAGAGCCTGTAGCAAAGGGGCTGCTAGAAATCCTTTCGGTGTAGGGTACCTGGACATTGTACGCCTCTTCCAACTCTCTGCCCTGAAGCTGGGGAGTAAGGGAGTCGTTCCGCGTAACGTCCGAGCTGCGGATTTCAAATTCACTCACCCTTTCCTGTTCCGAACGGTACGTGTCAGTGTCCAGCTTCGGGTCTACGTCGAACCCTTCTTTGGTCTCAGTACGTGTTATCGTCGGTATTTTGGCGGTGAATCTCTCGGGCAGAACGTCCGGCTTAGTTACCACCTCCGATTTAGCGTTAAAAACTTTTGGCACCTGCGTTTTGCGCACAACAAAAGTGCCGTCGCCCAACGCTTCGCTCTCGATATCAACGGTTGCGCTGGGGGACTCGGAGGTGTTGCCAACTTGAAGCGTCTCGGTAACCGTCGCCTTTTGTTTTTCCCGAGTGGTCAAGGTCTGACTTAAAGTCTTGGGCAGGCCCAACGTGGATCGGGAAGTCTTCTGCTTGCGCTTGATAAACTTGGTAACCTGCTGCTCTGATTTGGAAAGCTCCCCGGTAGCAAGCGCCGGGCGTTCAGCTTCTCCTTTTACCGTCTCCTCCTCCGTGATGGCGGGCACCGCGACGCGAAACTTGACCGGGGCCGGGTCGGGCACTTCGGTGGAGAAAACTTTGCCGTCGAACACTTCAGGCAGCTTCCGCACGTTGTCGGTGATCACGTTTTCTTCGGCGACCTCCGAAGCAAAAGAAAGGACCGCGCTCGCCGTAGGGGGAACGTAGTTGGGTCCGAACAGCTTCCGCTGCGAGGTTACCTCGACGGTCTGGCCCGCTTCGTTGGTCTCGTAGCGTTTGACAAGCGGTCCCGGCAACGTCTCAAACACCCTCAAGACTTTGAGGTACAAAGAATCCAGGGCGTCGTTTTCAGCGTCACCTTTGAACCGAACGACCTCTTCGGAGATCAGGTAAGCCGAAGCAAAAACCGGATCGCGGGACCCCGAGGCAAGTGGCACGTACTCGGAGCGTAAAATCGTATAGGTTCGGACGTAGATGGGGTACGCGGGGTTGTTGTCCGAGTACTTGATGGCAAAGTTGTAGGCGTCTTCGTCTTGACGGTCTTTGGAGTAGACCCGCCGCACCCACATGTGGTTTGCGCCCTGGTCCAGGGGAGACTGAAACACAAGTTTTAGGCCGGGGTATAGGCCCTGGTCCGGGTGAAGATCCCCGTATTCAAGGGGCGCGTAACCGGGAATCCGGGCGTCTACGTCCTCAATGACCAACAGGTCCTCAAGATTGGGCGTCGGGTAACTGACGACCGGGATTTCAGGCGAAAGCGTCCGTGGGCCCGGAGTTCTTTTAGCGGCCATGGAGTTAGTCCTCCTCAGTATTATCGCGACGACCTGCCGATTTCATGCGGAGGTCATCGGACGGAACTTCCGGCTCCGAGTCGTACAAACAAGTTGCGCACATACCCCGATAAACCGCGGGTTCATCGTCGCACATAACACACAGATGGGCGTCCTGGTTATACATGAGGGGGATTTAAAATTCGCAGCCTCCCTTGACTTGAAAGAGGGGGATCACCCGGCCCTTGGACCGCTTGGCCCCCACCTGAAACCGCAGGGAACTCAAAAGTCGGGCCAGAAAGGGCCGACGATCGACCCGAACGGCCCTGCTAAAAACAAGTTTTTGCAGGTCGGACTCGGTCATCGGGGCATTCCTTCTAACGGGATCGCCCGCCGCACTTCGGAGTAGGTGACCGGCCCAGGGATACCGTCTTGATCCGTGTTAACTAGAGCTTGAATCTGCTTTACCCCGTCCGTCTGCACGGCGTTGGTGAAGTAGTTAACCCATGACAGTAAGAGGGCTACGACGAATCCGGTCACGGCTACCTGATCCACGCTGTCGGCCAGATGGGAGTCAAAGCCCGCCAGTTTTCCTACAACGGCACCGACTAGGAGCGCAACGATTGGGGTCAAAATCCCCCCAGACCGGGACACCAGAAGCCGGAAAATAGTTAATTTAAATTTGCTCATCGGCTTTCATGCGCTGAACGGCGCTTTCAACAGTCCACCGAAGGAGGCTCTCGGTCGCGTCCACTCCCCGCTCAAGCGCGGCAGTTCGCAGGGCGCGAAACGCCGCTTCGCGCTTCTGGGCCCCGGTTTTATCAGAGTGAGCCAGCGTTTGGACGATCTCCAACGCAAGGGGCAGGAGCGAAGCCGCGCCCGTGATGGCGAGACTTTTCAGGATTGGGACGTAGAATGTCCACACCTTCGAGGGTATGGAAAACAAGAGGGAGAGAAGTTTTTGCATGTATGAAAAGTATGTGGTATATTAACCCTGCGTCAACGCTGAACTAGAGAATTTTTCAAAAAATCCATGAGAAAAGCCCCTACGGCGCCTATCGCCCCGGCCATCCCATACATTCCTGCCTTGGTGTTCTCCAGATGTTTTAGGCGTTCGTCGTGCCTCTCAAATACGCGGCGGGAGTAATCCAGGTTTTCGAGCACATGGTCGATCTTAGTTTCGAGCCGCGTCAGCCGTTCGAGGTCTGAACCGCCCACATAAACGCGGGAATCATGGGGAGGGCTCATACGTGTGCCTTTACAAGATCTGCCTCAGCGTTGCGGCGTTGAACTAACCCCCGGAATTTGGTCCCCACCCACAGGCGCTTCATTTGCCGGATCAGCATCTCGATCTGGGCCAGGTCGCCGACCCGCACAGCCTCTCGAAGCATGGACATTTCTTTGCGCCGGGAACCCGTCAAGGACGCGCCCCGGTTAAAAACCACGGAGACCAAAGCCCCCAAGATGTCTGGATGGAGCCTTTCTGCTCCGGGATACGTCCGTAGGGTGAGGTCGAGGAACCGAGGCAGCGTCGAGGTACGAAAAACGTGAAGCGCGGAATCCCACGGGATTCGGATGTCGGAGAAACCTTTAATCAACGCCGAAGCCCGGACCCCCTTAACCGACAGGGCGGCAGCGAGTCGCTTGAACGTGATGCCCGGCATGAGATGTCGGGGCCAATCGCGAGAAAATTGCGCCGACGTATTGTACCCAAGATCATAACCGATGCCGATCGTTACGCCCGAAGTCAGCCCCGGCCACGTCGGCTTGGAGAGGTACCGGTCATAATACACTCGGGAGCTGACCTCGTATTTCAGAATAAGGTCGAATGCTCTGTCCGAAATGCGAGGGCCGTCGGCCACTGGAGCCGGAACCGCGGGCGCACTGACGAATGACTTAACCCATTCGGAGACAGGAGTGAAAAGGTTGAGACTCATGCTAGGTGGTGCCCTCCTCAGCCCGAAACTCGCGGACCATCTCCCACGCGGACAGAATGCTGTCGCGCATTTCAGAGGGCAACGCTTCACTAGATACTGCAAAGGTGCGCGACCCGGACGAATGATCAACGGTCACTGATGCATTCAATCTCGGTCGGTATCCCGCAGGGACTTCCATCTCGTTGCCTTCAAGGTCTAGCTGAGTCTCATAAGTCGTGACGGCTTGGCCATCCGGCTCGAGGAATACTTGGTTCACGCTCTCTGCTTCGCCAAGCTGAGAATTCAGCCACGCCAAGAGGTTTTGCGCGACCAAAGCAATGTCGTCCTGTAGCGGGACGTCGGTTACCGTAGCGTAGTTTCCTTCGTTGCTAAAGCGGGTTAGCCGGTTGTTGGATAATAAGAGTTTCATGGTTCGTATTTGACATATGCGGCCCGGAAGTGAATCCGGGAACCGGTTACTGGAGCGGCATTTGGGGCAGTAGCGCACTCAATCCCCATAAACCTACCCGCGAAACTATTTGCGCCCCACACCACATTTGTTTGCCAAGACGGCGTCGAGGAGAGTCGCTCACCGAACCCGTTGTTGATCCAGAACTTTATAGCGCCGTTCGTCTCCTGGCGAAGCCTCATGGAGTAAACGCGCCCAAGCCATGAAGAAGCAGATAAATTGCTGATTACCGTTTGAGGGCCAACATTGTAATTTGTGGTGTACCAAAAGGGTTGATAAACATGGTTCGTACCATCATAGAAAAAATTTACGCCCCAACCCAGACCAGACAGCGCATTTTCCCCGAGCTTTGGGACAACTCGATTTGGCGCCCCCACTCCCGCTACTACTCTTAGTACCCAGTTTTGGTTAGTCTCAACGCGAAACATGACCCCTTTAAAAGCAACGTCTATTACTTTATTGGCGGGCATCACACCACCGCTGTAGTTTGCGTGGGTCCATAAATCGTCTAAAAAATAAGCTCCACCGTAGGAATTGGTAACGAACCCAACTTGAGCAAAAACCCCAAATCCGTTGTAGTTGCCTGCCCCCGAACCAAATCCACTAGTTCCAGCCGAGCCCGCTCCACCGATCAAATCCCCCGAGGAATCATCGGTTTGAGCAGAATACATTAAATCTCTGGTTATGAGACTTGATCCGCTCAATGCCGTCTGGTTTGGAGCGGTGTTTGCCGTACCGCTCATAGTCACATTGCCCGTAGAGGTCAGGGTGCCGCTCGCGGTTATATTGCTGAAAGTAACATTGTTATTGGGACCAAGACCGCCGCGCGATGCTACAGAAGCATTGGTGGCGCCGGTCGTAATTAGAGTCGCCGCTTGATTTGGTCCAAGCGTCAAATCCGCGCCCCCATGAATAGATATACCATTGGTGTGCTTTATAAGTAAATCCGAGCCAGTTTCATTTATGAGGTAGTAAAAAGCTCCAAGGCGACCACCCGAAACCCTTTCAATGTTGTATGCAATGCCCGTGATTCTGAGAACATTAGTATTGGCTGGTAGTGCAAGTACAAATGTTGTCGGACCACTAGAAGTGGTCGTAACAGATGAAAGTGAATTTACCGAAAGCGAACCGGCGACAACCGTATTGCTGAAGGTGACGGAGTCGGTAACGCCAAGACCGATAGCAGTGCGAAAATTGGTGAGATTCGCGTTGGTTAGCCAAGTTGCCCCTAGACCCAAGTTAGTGCGCGCCGTGTCTGCGGAAAAAGCCGTGTTGGCAAATC